CACCCGGCTTCAGCACAGGTGAACAGCATGAACATCAGGTTTGAAAACCCATTGCCCAGTGAGGTGCACATCTCCCCTGACATCCGCGTGGCTTTCAGGCTCACGTGGAAGTGTTTAAAGACACACAAATTTTCGCCGCCCAACACCTCTCGAACAAGGCGCATGAAATTGGGTCCCTCTGGCAGGAACTGTGTCATGTACGAGTATAGCTGGAACTCGCAGGCGGTCATCAACTCCTCGACGAAAAGCGACTCAAAAGCCGTGTAATCTGTTGCGAGGTATTTAGCTCCTTCACGATGTAGTAGACCCATTATATAATCTGGTCTATCGGCTACAGGGACGTGCTTTATAAAGGCAGGCAACTTGTATACCTCCTCCTCTATTAGCTTAAAGATGGGACCCACAGCACACTTAAACTCATCAGACCGGGAGTTGATTGCCCGGGGGTGCTTGTAGGTCGGATATGACTCATCTTTCATGAAAGAACTGCATCGGAAGTAGCGGTGGGCCTTATCGGGGTCCCATATGCTTCCAACGCCATCCCACTGTACGCGTAGCTCTTTTCGGCGCCAGTCAGGGTAATCGGTGTGAGCGAGCCAATGCTCTACAGACACATCCGCATCGACATGAAGCGGAGTCAGCTTCTGTCGGACCCAGCGATATACGAACTGATTGAACCTCTTCAATGTCCGTGCATTAGCACTAGGCGGTTTTATTGCAAACCTTTTCCTCACCCCAGCCTTAGTGGTCCTTGGATCGAGGGGGTCCGCCTTAGGACAGGCTGCACCTGCCACATGGCATCCCAAACTCACTCCAACAGTCGGCCGCATGTTCAGCTTGACCGGCTCGGACTCAGATATGTAGGCATCCTCCTTAATCTCCTTAAGTGGATCTTGCTTAACCTCCCCATACCTGTACCCTCCAAGGTACCACCGTTGACCTCCTATCCGACTAGGGTGGACGGGAAATACCCGACTCGGTGTTCAAGGCGATCCTTCCAGATGCCGAGCGCGACCGTCGTTGTGTTCCCGACCACATCATGTTTCTTCCAGCTAAGGTACTTATCCAAGTTAACAGCATGATGGGATTTTGCGAATGATTCCAGCCGCTTTTGCGTTGTCAACTCATCGGTCGACTGCATGCAGGTGGGCGTAGACAATTGGGCCAGCAGCTCCATTGATATGAGCATCTGGCCGGGCCGATTAGTGAGTTCTCCCCAGTAATCCTTGTTGATTAGTCTACCATTAAGCCTAATAGTATACTCAACAAGCCCGTAAATTGCGTTCGCGTGCTTAATTTCTGTCATCGACATTGAGTCCGCTCTCAAATCGTCGTGGAGGTAGTCCGTCAAACAAACCGCGGCATAACAATGCCGTATGCGGGGGGAAAGGAGATTCCTCTTCCCGCATGACGTAAGATATCTGTCAACCGCCCACCAGGTGCACATACAGTACATCATCTGGCAGAGCACAGCAACTTGTATGCGTGCATCATCATGATCGATTACCCATTCGAGATCAGCCAGGAAATCTTCAAGATTAACCCAGAGAATGAGCGCCCAAAAGAGCAGGGCTGGAACTAGACACCACAAGTACAGATAAGACTTGGGCGCATCTTCGCTCCACGTAGCTTCAAAGGCATTAGCCCATTTTTTGTGGGCTGCCTCAATGCTCGCTTCATAAATCTCCACCTTCCGCGTGCTCTCCTTTAAGTCACGGGTGAGATAGACGACAGCCTTCGAGGCTTCGTCCCTGTCTGCAGAAATCTCCACAAGTGCGTCCCTAGCGCCTTTTTCTTGTGCCTGCAAATCAGCGAACGCTGCTGTCAAATCAGCGTTCTGTGCCGCGGCCCGCGGTCTTCTACCTCCCGAAGCAGGACAGTTCTTCTGAATATGTCCAGGCTTCCCACATCCATGGCAAAGGCGGGGAGGCCGTGCGTTAATAGGCACGGTGGGCAGAGCTTGACCGCCCTGGTCTTTTTGTTTTGGGACATAGACAAAGTCCCCGCCTCGCACCGAGCCTTTGCGTGGCAGGGGTGCGGACGTCGCAGCGCTTCCACCCGTCGAGTTGGGTGGGGGCGAAGATGGAATACCTTCCGGAAGAGGGGTGGAACCACAACGTGGTAACCCACCAAGATCTTTCTCGGGGTCCTTCTCTTTCTCCTTGTCCTTGCATTCTTTGGACATAC